TCAGGTGGTGGAATCGCCTGCCCGCCGGGCCGGGACGGCTTCCGGCCGGGGCGCCTCGGCATCCAGGGCAGCGCGCACGTCGTCGAGTTGGGCGTGGGCGTAGAACTTCGCCGTGGTCTCGATCGAGGCATGCCCCAGCAGGCGCTGCACCAGTTTCAGGTTGCCGCTGGAGCGCAGCAGCCGTGTCGCCCTTGTGTGGCGCAGGTCGTGAAAACGGTAGTCGAGCCCCAGCGCCTTGGCCGCGCGCCGCCATTCCGACTTCAGGCCGGCTTCGGTGATCGGGTAGCGACGGCCGCGCACGCGATCGGGCTTCCGGGTCCGGCGGGCGGGATAGCTGAACACCCATTCCGGGTGCTGGCCGCGGCAGGTCGACAGGATGGCGGCGATTCGCGCCGAGATCGGGATGGTGTGGGGCCGCCCGCCCTTCTGCACCACCGTGATGGTGCCGGCCTGTTCGTCGACCTGTGACCACCGGAGCAGGCATTCGGCCATCCTCAGCCCGGCCGCCTCGGCGAAGGCGACGATCTCCCGGTATCCCTGCGGCAGCCGCTCGATGAGGCGCGCCTCGTCGGCCGCGGTGACCTCCACCACCAGCTCGCCGCGCTCGGCCAGGCGGAGCTTGGCCCAATCGCGCTCCCGAATCGCCGGCACCTCCCACACCCGGCGCGCCCGCGTCTCGATCTTGCGCAGCAGGTCGACCGTGGTGCGGTTCACCGTGGCATTGGAGACCAGCCTGGGCGGCGGCAGCTTCCTCTTGCTGGCATCGCGGGCGGCGTTGCGGACCGGCTGGCCGCGGCGCCTCGCCACCCAGGCCGCGATGTCGGAATTGGTGATGCTGGCGAGGGTACGGGTCGGGCCGAAATGGTCGATCATCGCCGAGAGTGCCGCCCAGGTGTCGCCGGCGCCCTTGTGGTGCTGGCCGACCTCGACCCAATAGCGATCGGCGGCGACATCGATGGTCAGGGGCGCGGCGCCCCGCAGCTGGGCGGCGGCGGTCTTGGCGGCGGCGATCTCCAGGGCCGCCTCGCGGCGCCTGCCTTCCTCTACGGCCTCTGCCTCTCGGCGAGACGTTGCGCCCGTCGAGCCGTGAAACCGACGACCACCGAGCTCGAAATCGTAGAGGTAGCGCCGTCGTCCCTTCGGCTTGTAGACGGACATGATCCCCCCTTCGGGACCGGCGGAACGTCGCGCCGCGTTCGGTTGGCGATGAACTCGGCCAAGTCCGCCTCGGCGAACCGGCGCCGCGGCCGTTTGGTGCCGCGCCCGGTCAGGACGTAGCGGATTTGACCGGATTTGACGTGCTCCAGCAACAGCCGCGGGGTGATGCCCAGCCGGTCCGCCGCTTCCTGGGTGGTGAGAAGGCGGTCAGACGGCATGGTCAGGCCTTCCGCGCGTGGAAACGCCGGCTCGGCTCTCGGTGATCTGGTTGGCCGCCTCCTTCGCGGCAAACCGAAATTCTTCGGTGATGATCTTGGCGACGCGCCGCATCGGCGCATCCTCGGTGAGTGTGCTCGCGACCCCATAGACTGCCGCCACTGCCATCACTCTCGGCAAGGTGAGCGCGATCTCGTGGGCCGCTCGACCGTGCTTGATTTCGATGTTCGACAACTCGACGGTCGCGACCAGAAATCCCTTCAAGAGGCGCAGAAAAGATGCCTCATCTGGCGTGAGGCTCGCCTCCGGCTGGTCAATGGTGCGACGTGCAACGTCAATGAATGCTTCGAATCCGTCGCTGCGTTGGCAATCACCTTGACGATCAAGCCATTCATTCAACGTCGGTAAGGGCTGACTGATGATCGAATGCTTGGTCATGCCCGGCTCCCTTGCCCGATCAGCGCCAGCAGCTGCCGGCCGCGCGGGGTCAGGCGAGCGTTGCGGTGCGTCACCTCGATTAGGTCGCGCCGCGCCAGCGCCTCGATGGTGCTGCGCTCGAACAGCCGGCCGTCGCCGGCAGAGGTGCGCCCGAGCCAGACGCGCCGCCGGGCCACCAGGGGCTTCACGCCGGCCAGCTGCAATGCGTCGAGCTGCGTCTTCGACAGATCGAGTTGCCGCGTCGCGACGCGGCAGACTTCGGGTCCGCCCACAAGGTCGAGGTCGATGCGTGTCGGCTTTGCCATGGTGGCGCTCATGGCGTTTTCCCGGTGGCAGGGTCTGTCTGCGCGCGTAGCGCGGCGATGGTGGCATCGGTCTCGGCCGCGAGCGCGCGCAGTGCTGCCGCTGTCCGCCCCAGCGCGGCGATCATGGCGGCGCCGGAGTTCGACCCCTGGTCGGCGGCTCCATCGGTGATCGCGGCCACGTCGGTGATCGCGACCCGTATCGTCCGCCTTGGCGCCGGTGGCAGGGACGCGACCTCGACGGCATCGATCCCGCCGACGTATTGCAGGCTATCGAGCCGCGCGACCAGCTGCATCCGCACCAGCACATCGGTGCCGGCGTCCAGACCGGCGATCTCCGCGCGGGTCATGCCGGCCTCCCGTAGCGACGCTGCAGATCGACGATGTCGCGCTCGACGCGGGCGGCGATGCTGCGGGCGGTGGCGGCGATCTCGGCCAGCGCGGCGATCTGGGCGGCCAACGCGTCGGATGCGGCGTCCGGGCTCTCCGCCGCCTCGAGCTGCGAAATGGCGGCCTGCCCGTGCTCGTGGACCTGCGCCCGCGTCCAGCCCAGGGCGATCAACTCGCGGTCGGTGATGACGGCGTCGGCGCCGCGGTCGCCGATGATGCGCCTGATGTCGGCCGCCATGACGTCGCGAATGCGGTGCGGTCCAACCAGTTCGGAACGGATGATGCCGGTGTCCGGAGGGGTGCGGTGCAGGCCGGCGCTGATGTAGCGCGCAGCATCGGTGGGGTTGGCGGCTGTGGACATGGGACCTCCTCAATTGACGTGACGGGAGCTAGGGTTACGGTTGTGCTTCAGTGAGCGACAACCGATGGGGGCATCCGTGAAGCGAGTGGGGGTAGCCGTGCTGCTGATGGCGGGGGCGTGCGCAACGCCGCATCAGATCGTCGACCGCAGCGACTTCTTGGCGGAGGCGACCCGCACCTATGCTGGAGAGACCCGCGAGCGGGTCATCGCCGCCGCGGAGACCGTTCTCAAAATCTCCGACCCGACCGATTTCGAATTCCGCCACACGATGAACGGCTTCACGGCGCTGCGCCGGTATGTCGTCTATGCCGTGATTGCTTCCGCGCAGGGGCGCGAGAAATGGGAGTTCCAGGTCGAGGCCGAGGGCGATCGTCTCAGGGCGTCGGTGTCCATATCGGAGGCCGGCGTGTCCCACGGCGGAAATTCGTCCACACCCTATGAAGGGCGGATGGCCAGCGTGCCGCTCTACCGCCTCTTCTGGGCGCGAGTGGACTACGTTCTCGGCAAACGGAGCGACTGGCTTACCTGCGATGTGGCCGCCGAGCAGGCAAAAGCCAATAATACCAATGCTGCCATCGCTCTTTCGGGACTGTGCGGCGCTACCAGTGACGGCCGCGATGCTCCGCCTCCGCCGCAGATGGAGCCGGTCAAACACTCGCCGCCGGCGGCCGCCTCGAAGCAAAGCCGGCAATGAAGCTCGTGCATGGGCACTGAAACAGTTCCCCCGATTGGGGGAGGCGCGGTCGTCCTGGTGCCGAGGGGGGTGATGCTCCGCGAGTTCGTTTAGCCCAGGTCCGAGCGGATCGGCGAAGCGGTGACCACAGTCGAGGAAAAGATCACCGTCGGCGTCCGCGCCGAGGTCGCCGATGATGCGCCTGATACCGGCCGCCATGACCTCGCGAATGCGGTGCGTTCCAACCGGTTCGGAACGGCTGATGCCGGTGCCCGGAGGGGTGCGGTGCAGGCCCACGCTCATGTAGGGCGCGGCAGAAGCGGCGGACGCAGACATGGTGCTCTCCTCAGTCGCTCAGTTGAGCGGATGACGATGGGCAGCGCCCTCAATTGATAATGGGCATTTGCCCGCTATGTCAACGACGATGGGCAAATTGCGGCAACGGGATTTGTGCGCGCAGGGCAAGCTGACCGCCCCGCGCGTGAGGTTCTTGATTTGTTCTGTACGTTAGGTCAGCATGATCGCCGCAAATTGGAGGCGAGCATGTGCCGCGTGACCCATTTTACGGTGCTGTCGTTCAATGTTGGCCGCAAAGGTCGGCTGTTCGAAGAGTCGCGGCGATTGGCATCGGAACGTGCGCAGGCCGAACGGCTCGCTCGAAGGCTAAGCGAAAGCAGAAAGGGCGTTGTTCTGCTGTCTTTGACGGGCGATCCGGATCTCAATGACTGGGATGAGCCGCAGATAATTGCGACATTTGGATGTGTTCCGGAGGATTTTTTGCAAATGAGTTAAAGCGACAAACGTATTAGCGTCTAGAATATTTTCCAACAACGCGATGACAAGTCGGCCAGTCAATCATGAACTCACTCCACTCTCTTGGAGGATTCCACTGACGCAAAATCCACTCAGTGCTCGTCCATGCAACAAGGTGTTTCAGTATAGCTTCGCAGTTCCCATCGGGAGGGTGATCATAAAGAACGACATCCTCGTTGCGGGCCGGCGGCAAACCAGGGTGTACCAGCGCCATATCGCCTTGGCGATATGCTGGTTCCATGGAGTCTCCAACGACAAGAATGCCATAGGCGCCTGACACGCCCTCAAGTATTGCTGGACGCTTAACAATTTCAACAGGCTCAAATGTTACGATTAGGTTGCCATTCCCACCCATCGCTGCTGCGTATATCGGAAAATCACGGACGGTAACAAGCTCTGTCCCGGGAAGAATTTTTGGACTAAAGCCTTTCTCCTTCTTCGGTCGCTCAACTGGCTTGGCCGGAATATCAGAAGTCAGCCATTCGGGTGGTTGGCCTAAAACAGCGGCAACCTTGATGAGATTTTCAAGCTTTCCTCGGCCTCGCTTGATCGCGTCTCGAACGTAGGTCTCTCCCAGGCCGGCCTTCAGCGAGACCTCCTTCATGTCGCGACCTTGGCGCGCGATCTCGTCCGCCAGCTTTTTCCGCCAATCTGCCATGCGTGGGAATTTGCCCACTCCTCTGCCCAGAGTCGATGGCGCAGATGCCCATTGACATGGCGGGCAAATGCCCATTAAGTCGCTCCCATGAGCGAGACCCAGAAGCTTCTGCGCGAAATCGAAGAATTCGTCCGCGTCTCCCCCATGAGCGAGACGACATTCGGCCGAAAAGCCGTGAACGACGGCAAGCTTGTGCCTCGCCTGCGCGCTGGCGGTTCGGTCACTCTCGAGAAGGCGGCTGATATCCGGAGATTCATTGCAGCGAATGCCGCGACCGTAGCGGGCCACTCGCCTGCCGTCTCCGCTAATCGCGACGCCGAGATTACCGGGGGCGCGGCATGACCAAGCTCCGCGAGCCCGGCTCGCCGCGCGCAGTGTTGCGCGCCCTTTACGACCAATGCGGCGGCGCGCGGCGGGCGGCCGATCTGCTGGGTGGCTCGGAAACCAGTCTGATCGGCGCGACGGATCCCGACAGCGACCGCGACATCGGCTGGCGCCGCGTGGTGCTGCTGACCCGGCATTTCCGCGCCACCGCCGCCGCCGAGCATTTGGCGCTGGCCGCCGGCGGCGTGTTCCTCCCGCTGGACATCACGCCGGGCGAACTCGGTCGCTCCGCCGGCCAGGCGGTGCGCGAGGTGGCTGATGTGGTCGAGCGCGTGTTGAGCGCGCAGGCCGACGGCGCCGTCAGCACCAGCGAGGCACGCGACATCCGCCGCGAGATTGACGAAGCGGTCGCCGAGCTGATGCGCGCCCGCGCCGCCGTCACCGCGATCATCGAGGAAAACCGCTGATGCTGTGGCGCCTGCACCTCACGCGGCCGGCCCGGACAGCGGCTGGCGGCGCACGACCTGCCAGAGAGCCCCTCCCCTCGGCTCTCGCCCCGGCGGGCGGCGCGGACATCCCCCCCGTGCCGCCCGTGCCGACCCACCTTCGGCCTGCTGGTTCCTCCCAGGCTTGGCCGGATCCGGAGGCGCATGGGGGCGCCTCCGCACCTGCGGGCGGCGTGGGGGCCATCGCCCCGGCTGCTGCGCCGCCCGCCTTTTCCGATCCCCGGCGCTGCGCGGATGTGCTGACCGGCGGCTGCGCGGCCCTCAACACCGTTCTGGGAGTCGACTGATGTTCGAGGTGAAGGCGGAACGCGGCGCCGTGGCGCTGCTGCGGGTGCGGCTGGATCCGGCAGGCGGACGGGCCGACCGCGACATGGTTGCCCGCTTGACACTGGAAGAGGGCGAGATTCTGCGCGGCGCATTGACGGCGGCGCTGGCCGAAGCGACCCGCCAGCACGTCGAGGGCCTGCGCGAGATGGAGCACCGGCTGGCGGCGGAAATCTCCGACAAGACGAGCCGGCTGGCCGATCTGCGGCGGCAGCTCGCAAACGCCAGTGCGCAGGCCGCCGAGCCGACGCCACCGCCTCCGGACACTGGTGACTGGCGCTGAGGAGCCGCGTCCATGCCGCCGAGGCAGAGAGAACCGGTCCAGCTTGGCCTGTTCGGCGCCGCACCGGAGGTGGCGAAGGCCGCACCCTCCCCGGCCGAGCCGGTTGACCTGCTGCTGGAGCTGCGCGGCGAGACCGTGTTGGCGATTGCCGTCACCACGCCCGGCGCGGCCTTCTCCGACAAGGTGTGGCTGCCGAAATCGAGAGTGTCCTTCACCATGCGCGGTGGCGCGGCGGTGATGGTGACGATGCCGCAATCGCTGGCGATCGAGAAAGGACTGGTGTGATGGCCACGTCGGCCGCCCTCGCCCGTTACGAGGAAGCGCGGCGATTGGTCGCCGAGTGCGCCCGCGTCGATGAGGCCAAGGACATTCGCGACCGCGCCGAGGCGATGCGGATCTATGCCCGGCAGGCGGGCGATCTCGAGCTGCAGATCAACGCCGCGGAAATCCGGGTGCGGGCCGAACGCCGGCTCGGCGAGCTGATCCTGCAGGCCAAGGACGCCGGGCAGATCAGCCGCGGTCAGCCGCCGAAGAATTGTGCCGATGAGGAACAATTCTCCCGCATCACGCTCGATGAGGTCGGCATCGATCGCAAACTGTCGTCGCGCGCCCAGAAGGTCGCCTCGATTTCCGAGCGGGCCTTCGAGGCGATGATCGACCGCATGCGCGGCGACATGGAACGCCACGGCGTGCGGGTGTCGCTCGATTTCGCGCGCGAACAGGCGATCGCCGAGCGCAAGGCCGCGCATGCCGCCCGCACGGTCGTCGGCGGCACGGTGGAGGATCTGCACCGGCTGACCGAGAGCGGCTTTCGCGCTGGCGCCATCCTGGCCGATCCGGCGTGGCATTTCGCGGTGCGGTCGGAGCGTGGCGAGGGCCGCTCGGCCGGCACCCACTACACCACCGACGCCTTCGCCGAGATGGCGGCGCTGCCCGTCGCCCAGCTTGCCGCGCCGGACTCCGTCCTGGTGATGTGGATGGTGGATTGGGCTCCGCGCCAGGCGCTCGACCTGATCGAGGCTTGGGGCTTCACCCACAAGACCTGCGGCTTCGTGTGGGCCAAGCAGACCGCCTCCGGCGAAGGCTGGCACTTCGGCATGGGCTACTGGACGCGGGCCAACCCGGAACAGGCGTGGCTGGCTACCCGTGGTTCACCGAAACGGCTCGATGCCGGCGTGCCGCAGCTGATCGTCGCGCCGGTGATGGAGCATTCGCGCAAGCCCGACGAAATCCACGACCGCATCGAGCGGCTGGTGGCCGGGCCGTATCTCGAGCTGTTCGCGCGGCGCGAGCGGCCGGGCTGGGTGAGCTGGGGCAACGAGCTGGCGTTCCGCATGCCGGCATCCTCCGGCGCCGACGACAGCTTCGATCCCGTAACCGGCGAAATCATGCCGGCAAACCCGGTCGACGGTCCCGAATGCGTGCGGTCCCCCGCGACGCCGTTCGCCGACCTTCCCGACATTCCCGATTTCCTGCGCCGGCGTCCGGCCGGCGACACCGTCAGGAGCGAGCCATGAAACAGTCCCGCGCGATGTCGCTGCTGGAGAGCATCGTCAACATCCTGGTCGGGCTCGGCGTGGCAATGGCCGCGAACGCGATCATTCTGCCGCTGCTCGGGTTCGCGATCTCGCTGCAGCAGAACCTGCAGATCGCCGCGTTCATGACCGTGGTGTCGATCCTGCGCAGCTACGCGCTGCGCCGGCTGTTCGAGGCGCTGCACATCCGCCACCCCATCTCGCCATTCATGCTGGCGGTGATGGCGGAGCGGCGACGGCAGATCGAGGTCGAGGGGTGGTCGCCGGAGCATGACGACGGCGTGTTGCCGGGCTCGCTGGCCGCAGCCGGCGCCAGCTATGCGCTGGAGGCGCCGCATCACCTCTCGGCCGGCGGCGCCGGACAATCAGCGCGACCGCCGGAATCCTGGCCGTGGTCGCGCGATTGGTGGAAGCCCACCGGCTTCCGCCGCGACCTCGTGAAGGCCGGCGCGCTGATCATCGCCGAGGGCGAGAAGTTCGACCGCAGGCGCGGAGACCGCAATGGCTAGCGCGGCACGAAGCTGTGCGCGCCACCGCTGGGGCGAGCCGCAACGCACGACCTACGAGACCGTGCGGACCTGCCAGCGCTGCGGACTGGAGCGCGTGACGCGGCACGAGCCCGACCGGCTGCCGTGGGTCGAGTTCCGCGCCCAGGGCGTGACCGCGATCGGCTACCGCGGCACGCCGCCCTGCGTGCCGCGTCGCGAGGCGGGGCCAACCTCCACCGGCGTTGCCCTGGAAGGGCGGCGCCATGGCTGAGCTGGTGCTGTCGCTGTTTCCGGGTATCGGGCTCCTCGACAGGGCGTTCGAGGAAGCCGGATTCTGCGTCGTGCGCGGACCGGACCTGCTGTGGGGTGGCGATGTCCGGCGGTTTCACGCGCCGGCCGGTCGGTTCGACGGCGTGATCGGCGGTCCGCCCTGCCAGGCGCATTCCAGCTTCGCCGGATTTGTACGGCAGGCGGGCCACACGCCAGCCTGCGACCTCATCCCCGAGTTCGCCCGCGTGGTCGAGGAGGCGGCGCCGGCATGGTTCCTGATGGAGAACGTGCGGTCGGCACCATCGCCGGCGACGCCGAGCTATGGGCAGACCCGGCTGTTGGTCAACGCGCGGCATGTTGGCAGCCCGCAACACCGCGTCCGCGCGTTCGTGTTCGGCCAGCGTGGCGCAGACGCGCCCCGGTTCCATGTCGAGACGGAAGCCCTCGAACCCTTCGACTGGTGCAACACCGTGCTGGCGAGCGGAGGCGTCAAGCCCGGCACCGAGGGGCGACGGGGGAGCCGGCGCGGAAACGAGTACGGCTATCACGGCGCGAAGGCGCTAGCGCATGCGCTGGAGGCGCAGGGGCTGCCGCCGGATTTTCTCGCCGAGGCGCCGTTCACCAATGCCGGCAAGTTCCGCGTCGTCGGCAATGGCGTGCCGTTGCCGCTGGGGCGAGCCATCGCCGCCGCCGTTCGCAACGCCGTGGCCGGAGGCGGCCCATGACCGCCGGCATCCCCGCTCACGCCTTCTTGCGGTGCATGGACCGGCGCAGCGTTTCGTTGATGCGCGACTGCCAGCCGGTGCCGCTCGCGCGGAAATGCTCCAGCACGTCGGCGTCCAGCCGGATCGTGGTCGACACCTTCGGACGCTCGGACTTCGGGCGGCCCCGGCGTACCGGCGCCGCCGCCATCTTCGCCTGCCACTCCGGGGCCGACAGGTCGGGCGCGTCGTCAGGGTCGGTCCAGGCGGGGGGCGTAGAGCGCTTGCTCGCGGTCATTGGCCTTCCTCAACGAAATGATGCGGCGGGCCGCGCCGCGCGGTGTCCACACCATCACCACCATGCGGCCGTCGAGCCGGCCGACCGTGATGAAGCGGACCTCGCCGTAATCCTGCCGGTCGTCCTCGATGGTGATCGTCGCACCGGCGAACACCTCGTCCGCGCGCGCCATGTCGAGGCCGCGATGGTCGAGGGTGGCTTGGCGCTTGGCGGGATCGAACTCGACCGGCATGCATTTTTGTTACTACGGAAAGTCGCTGTCGTCCATGTTTTTGTAGTAACGGAAAATGGTGGCGACGGCGTTGTGGCGGGGGCGCCGCAATGAACGCGCCGCTGGGCCAGCGCTTCCGCATCCAGGCGTGGGCGCGTGAGCAGCGCTGCGGCTCGCCGGCGGCCAAGATCGTGCTGATGGTGCTCGCCGAACATGCGGACGAGGACGGCTGGGCGTGGCCGTCGGTCGCGCGTATCGCCGCCATCAGCGAACAGAGCGAAGACACCGTCGCGCGCAAGCTGGGCGACCTGGAGCGGCTCGGGCTGATCGCCAAGGTCCCGACCTATGCCGCGGACGGCCGCCGCACCGCCAACCGCTATCGCGTCAACCTTGCCCGCACCACCACCGATGACGACGTCGCCGAGCTGCGCGGCGACCGCAGGCCGGCGGCGTGCGAGGCCGACGGCGCGCCGTCCGAGGAACAAGATGTTGTGGTGGCACCCGCAAATTGCGGGGGCCAAAATGACGAGGGTGGCACCCGCAAATTGCGGGGGTCACCCCCGCATAGCTGTGCGGGGGTCATTCTTGAACTGCCAAATGAACTAACCCCCTTACCCCCAGCGGACCACCCTTCGGCCGGCGAGCCCGACCCAGGTCTAGGGCTTGGGGTCGAGCGGTTCTGGGCCGGCTATCCGGGATCGGCGTGGTCGGACCGACAAAGGCGGGCTGCCGAGAAAGCCTGGACCAGCCTCTCGGCCGACGACCGCACCCGCGTGCTCGCCGTGTTGCCGGATGTGGCTCGGCGAGCACGCGTCTCGGGCAAGCCTCCGCGCCCGCCGGCCGAGTGGCTCGCCAGCCGGCAATGGGCGGCGCCCGAAGCGGCCGACGGCGCGGGCCGGGTGTGGGTGGCGGAGGATTCCCCCGAGGGCCGGGCTTGGGATGTCCTGAGCCAGCTGGTGTTCGGGCTCGGCAGCACAGCGTGGTCGGACCAGCATCGCTGCCGCGGTGCGTGGCGCCCGTGCGTGATGCCGCCAGCCTTCGGGCTCGGTGTCGGCGCGGTGCCGCGTGCCGAGTGGGTGCTGGTGGCCGAGGGCACGCCGGAATTCGCCGCGTGGCGCGGCCGGCTGACGGAGATGGCCGCCGCGCTCGGCAGCGCGGTGCGCATCAAGCCGCCGGCGAAGCACTTCGGCCGCGACCCTGCATCGGGCCAGATCATTCAGGCGGTGGGATGGGACGTGCCGATGCGGACGCCGCCGCCGCGACCGGCCAGCGGCGACGGCGCTGAACGGGCCTCAAGCGGATGACGGAGAGCGACATGCTGGCGAAGACCCCCGACTCGAACGCGATCGAACGCTCCCTCCGTCTTGCGCCGGGACCGGCTTGGCATGTGGTGCGCTCCATCGGCCGCACCGACACCCAGGTGCTCGACTGGCTCAAGCGCCGCGACGTCGAAACCTACTATCCGGTGGTGCGCGAGATGCGGCCGGTGCGGCGCAACAAGCTGAGCCGAGCACAACGCAAAGCCGGCCTCATGATCCTGCGGCCGAAGCTGGTGCCGCTGTTTCCCAAATATTACTTCGTGCGGCTCGACCTCGCCGACGGCGAGTGGCACGAGCTGTTCCGGCTCGGCGGGCTGACCGGCCTCGTGTGTGCCGGCGGCCTGCCGGTGCGGATCGGCGATGATCTGGTCGCGGCGTTGCGTGGCTGCGAGGTCGACGGCGCAGTGCCGGGCACGACGCCAGCGCGCGTGGTGTTTGCGGTCGGCGACACCGTGCGGGTGACGAACGGCCCGTTCGCTGCGCAGCTCGCAACAGTGGAGCGCGGCATCGATGTCGCGCTGCAGGATATTGACGGCGAGACGCGACTCACCGTTGCTATTGAGCTGTTCGGTCGCGCCACGCCCGTTGAGTTGATGATCGACCACGTCGAACGCGTCTGATCGGACCAGCCACCGCTGCAGCCACCACCGGACCACCCGGTGTGCGAAGCTTGCGCGATCAACTTCAAGCCCCGGCGCGGCGACGCGGCCGGGGTTTTTGCTGTTCAAGGATCAGAAGCAAAGGCAGAAATTTCGAAGGCGGACGTCCCTCTGGCCGATCACCGATGCCGACTGCACCGCCGTCCTATCGTCCGCCCCGCGCCGCCGTCGCCGAGCACGTCCGCAAGGCGGAGCACGACGCCAAGCGGCGCAGGACCCAGCCGTGGCGCGCGCTCTACAACACACCGCAATGGCGGGCGATCCGCGAGCAGCAGCTCGCCGAGCATCCGTTGTGCGAGCGCTGCGAGGCGCGCGGCTTGGTCGTGGCGGCGACGGTGGTGAACCACGTTGTTCGTCACCGCGGCGATCCAGTGACGTTCTTCGGCGGCCCGTTCGAGTCGCTGTGCAAGCACTGCCACGACAGCGAAGTGCAGTCCGAGGAAAGGCGCGCGGAGATCAACGCAAGCGGCGCGTCGACGACGTGCGAATGATGTTTCACCGCATCGAAAATAAACAACACTGTTAAGGCCAAACAACGCTGCTTAGCGTCCGGTCTCGTCCATGGGAGGGGGGCAGAAAATCTCTGTCGCCCCCACGAGAAGACCGGCGCCCGCAAGTCTGTGCGCAATTCCGCAGAATTCTCAGAAGTTTTTTCGGCACAAGAGGATCGGATGCCCCGCGGTCGACGCTCTCAGCCCGACGACATCAAGGCGCTCAAGGGCAATCCCGGCAAGCGCCGCCTTGCGCTCAAGGCTGGTGTCGACCACGGCGAGACCAAGGCACCGCTTGCCCATGTCGAGCTGCCGGACTTCCTCACTCATGAGCGCGAGCGCGCCATCTTTCAGCGCGTGGTCGACGACCTGCTGCAGCGGCGTGTCGCACGACAGGCCGACCTCGCCGCCTATGCCCGCTGGGCGCACTACCTGCACCGCTGGATCGAGTGCAAGGACGCGCTCGATGGCGTGTCGCTCGCCTATGAGACTGCCTCGAAGCACGGCACCATGTTGCGTAAGCACCCGCTGTTCGCGGCGATGGTCGATCTCGAGCGGCTTTTGATGGCGCTCGAGGATCGCCTCGGCCTCAACCCCGCGGCGCGGCAGACCATCATCCGCGGCCTCGCCGCGCTGCCACCAGCCTTCCTCGGCGACCTGTTCGAGGAGGATCGCCGCGAGCGTGCCGCGGCCGGCGACCCCGCGCCGAGCGCCAAGGAGGCCGCGCCGCCGGCGGACTCCCCGCTCGGTTTCCTGGCGCGCGCCGGCGCGGCGAAGCCGAGCACCGCCAAGCACTGACCTGCTACCATGACGCCTCTCGTCCAAACCGATCCGCTTGGTTTCCTGGCGACCGACCGCGCGATTTTTCAGCGCGTGTTCGATGACCTGCTGCGGCGGCGGGTCGTGCGGCGGGCTGACCTCAAAGCCTATGCCCTATGGGTCTATTACCTGCGCCGCTGGGTCGAGGCGAAGGATCAGCTCGAGGGATGCTCGTCCACCCACGAGATCGAGACCAAGCACGGCAAGATTCTGCTCGTGAACCCGCTGTATGCCAAAACGGCCAAAGTCTGTGAGGAAAATTGTAGGTACATGATCGCCTTGGAGGATCGCCTAGGGATCAATCCGGCGTCGCGGCAGACCGTCATCAGAAACCTTGCTGAATTGCCGCATCGCTGATGGCCTCGCCCTACGTGTTCGACAGGCGTCTTGCCGACGCCGCGGTCGAATGGTTCGCGCGCTACATGCGCTTCGTCGACGGCGAGTGGGCGGGCAAGCCGTTCGTGTTGTCGCCGCACCAGGTCAAGCGCACGCGCAACATCTTCGGCTGGCGCCGCCGCTCGGACGGCACCCGCCGCTATCGCCGGGTGCGGATCTGGGAGCCGCGCAAGAACGGCAAGACGGAGTACATGGCCGGGCTCGGCCATCTCCTCACCATCGGCGACAACGAGCCCGGCGCCCAGGTGCTGGCGCACGCCCTCGATGCCAAACAGTCCGGCATCGTGTTCGACAAGGCAGCGCGGATGGTGCAGCTGTCGGAGGAGCTGTCGCGCCTCTACGAGGTCACCAAGACCGGCCTGTTCTGCCCGGCGCTGATGGCCTCGTTCCGGCCGCTGTCGGGCGAACCGCAGGGAAAGCACGGCCTGTCGCCACACGCCGCGCTGGGCGACGAAGCGCACGAGTGGCGGAACTTCCGCCTGCACACCTTCCTGGTCCAGGGCATGGGCGCGAGGCGCCAGCCGCTCGACGTCATCATCTCGACAGCGGGCGAGGTCAACACGCCGGGGCACGAGCTGTATCGCGAGTCCAAGCGTATCCTCGAAGACCCGGCGATCGACCCGGAATGCTACGTTGAGATCTTCGAGGCGCCGGCGGACGCCGACTGGACCAACCCCAGGACTTGGGGTCGGGCCAATCCGAACCTCGGCGTATCGGTCAAGTCCGACTGGATGGCCTCGGAATGCAAGCGGGCGCAGGATTCGCCGCGGCTGGAGAACGACTTTCGCCGTTACCACCTCAACCAGTGGGTCGAGCAAAAGACCCGCTGGCTGCCGATGCAGAAGTGGCCGGCGAACACCACCTCGCCGAAGCGGCCGACCTGGCGCGAGCTGTGGCAGGCGGCGTGGGGCCGGCGAGCATTCGCCGGGCTCGACCTCGGCTCGACCCGCGACATTACCGCGCTGGTGTGGATCGTCGAGCTGGACGACGGCCGCCTCGCCCTGCTGCCGCGGTTCTGGGTGCCGGAAGACAGCGTCGCCCAGCGGGTTCGCGAAGACCGCGTTCCCTATGACCGGTGGATCGCCGAGGGCGCGTTGCAGACGACGCCGGGCAACGTCACCGACTACGACTTCATCGAGCATGCGGTGATGGCCGACGCCGAGCAGCTCCGCTGCGAGGGCCTCGCCATCGACCGCTGGAACGCAACGCAAGTCTCCGTCCACCTGCAGAGCGAGGGCCTGCCGGTGAAGCTGTTCGGCCAGGGCTTCTTCTCGATGGCGGCGCCGACCAAGGAGCTGGAGCGGCTGTTCCTGGCCGGGCAGCTCGAACACGGCGACCACCCGGTGCTGCGCTGGATGTTCGGCAACGCCACGGTGGCGCGTGACCCGGCCGGCAACCTCAAGCCGGACAAGGCCGCTGCCGGCGAAAAGATCGACGGTGTGGTGGCGGCGGTGATGGGCCTCGGTCTGAAGATGGGCAGCGCGCCCGATCTCACCGTCACCGGCGCCGACGTGATGATGATGGTTTGACCCATGAACTGGCTCAAATTCCGCAGCGCCTCGGATGAGCCGCGGCGCGGGGTGACGCCGGACGGCGACCGCGGCTGGACGCCGTCGGCCGGCGGGCCGCTGGCGATCTCGGGGGTCGTCGTCACCTCGGAGCGGGTGCTGCAGCTCGGCTCGGTGCAGGCGGTGTTGAACGGCCTCGCCGGCACGATCTCGTCGCTGCCGTGGATGCTGATCCGCCGCGGCGGCGATGACAGCCGCGCCCCGGCGCGCGACCATCCGCTGTTCCGGCTGCTGCACAACAGGCCGAACCGCCGGCAGACGTCCGCCGAGTTCCGCGACGAGCTGGTGCGCCATCTGGCGTTCTGGCGCAACGCCTATGCCCGGATCATCCCGGGGGACGATTACGCCATCGGCGGGTTGGAGCTGATCCACCCCGATCGCATCGCCCGCATCGAACGCGATGTCACCGGGCGCGTCCACTACACCGTCAACGGCCTCGGCACCGCGCCCCAGGAGCGGTTGCGCGATGACCAGATCTGGCACATCCGCCGCGCGCCGCTGACCGTCGATGGCCTGCGCGGACAGACCATGGTCGAGACCGCCAGGCAGGTGTTCGGCCGCGCGCTGGCGGTCACCGACTATGGCGATCTGTTCTTCGCCAATTCCGGCCAGACCGGCGGCGTGCTCAAGCACCCCGGCACCTTCAAGTCGAAGGAGGATCGCGATCAGTTCCTCGACAACTGGCGCCTGTCCTCAACCGGGCTCAACCGCCATCGCGATCGGCTGCTGACTCATGGTGTCGAGTATCAGCAGCTCAAGATCACCAATGCCGAGGCGCAGCTCCTGGAGACGGAGAAGGCGGCCGACGTGTCGGTGTTCGGGCTGTGGAACTACCCGCCACACCTTGCGGCCCGCCTCGACCGCGCGACGTTCTCGAACATCGAGCACCAGTCGATCGACTTCGTGGTGCATACGATCGGGCCGCTGATCACCGCCATTGAACAGTCAGCCACCACCGATCTGGTGGTGCAGCGGGCAGAGGACAGCGGCGCCGAGCTTGTCGCCGAATTCAACATTGCCGGCCTGCTGCGCGGCGACGTGCTCGCTCGCTATCGCGCCTATGCCATCGGCCGGCAGTGGGGCTGGCTGTCGGTCAACGACATCCGCCGCCTCGAAAACCAGAACCCGATCGAGGGCGGCGACGAATATCTGCGCCCGCTCAACATGGTCCCCGCCGGGAGCCCCGACTATGACCCGTCCAAGCCCGACAAATCCGACACTCCTGACGGCGACCCCGGAAGCGCGCCTGCTCGCTGAACTGGCCGCGGCCGATCCGGCGCTTGCGGTCGCCGTCGACCGGCTGTCACGCTGGGCGCGCGAGGAACCGCGCGCCGAGGTGCCCGCGCCCAGCCGGGCCGGCCGCATCGCAGTGGTGCCGGTCTATGGCGTCCTGATGCCGACCACGCTGGCGCGGCTCGGCCGCCAGGTCTCCGCGCTCGCCGCCGATGCCGACGTTGCGGCGATCGCGCTGCATGTCGACTCCCCCGGCGGCACGGTCGCCGGCACCGCGGAGGCGGCGGCCGAGGTGGCGGCGGCAGCGCGCGTCAAGCCGGTGGTTGCGGTGGCCGACACCCTGGCGGCTTCGGCCGCCTACTGGATCGCCTCGCAGGCCTCCGAGCTGGTGGTGACCGAAACCGGGGATGTCGGCTCGATCGGCGTGATCGCCATGCACATGGATGTGTCGAAGGCGCTCGAAGACTTCGGCATCCGCACCACCGTGTTCCGCTCGGCGCCGTTCAAGGCCGAGGGCTCGCCGTTCGAGGCGCTGACCGACACCGCCAAGGAGTGGATGCAGGCGCGGGTGGACGAGGCGCACGGCTGGTTTGTCCAGGCCGTCGCCGCCGGCCGGCGGACCTCGGCGGAGAAGGTGTCCAGCGAGTTCGGCCGCGGTCGGGTGGTCTCGGCCCGCGCGGCGGTCGCTGCCGGCATGGCCGACCGCGTCGCCTCGCTCGACCAGACCTTGCGCGATCTCGCCGCGCGCGTTGCGGCGCCTTCCGGCCCGCGGCGTCGCCGCTCCTCCCTTGCGTTTGCGTGACCCCGCCGGCCGCGTCCGGCAATCAGGAGACAGCTGATGAACCTGAAGCAGCTCCGCCAGGCCCGTGCCGACAAGGCCAAGGCCGGCAAGACCAAGCTCGACGAGCTCAACGCCCTGCTGGCAAAGGAGAACGCCAGCGATGCCGACAAGGCGCGGATCGACGCCCTCGACACCGAGGTGACCGCCCTGGAGAAGGATGTCGCCGATCTCGATGCCGCCATCGCCCGCGAGGAGCAGGCGGCGCGACGCGCGACGCTGTTCGGCGTCCATCTCGCCGGTGGTGGCAACGCTGCCCAGAATATCCGCGTCAGTTCGAGCGAGCCCAATCCGGAAACCACCGGCGGCTTCAGGTCGCTTGCGGAATTCGCGGTGGCGGTGCGCGCGGCGGCGACCGGCGGCGGCCTCGACCCGCGCCTTGCCGCCAGCCCGTCGAATGTCCACCAGACCAGCGGGTCGGCCGGCGAAGGCTACATGATCCCTCCGGACTTCCGCACCAGCATCTGGGAGGCGGTGTTCAACGAGGGCGACCTGCTTCCCCGCATCGCGCCGTCTCCCACCAATTCCAACGCGGTCGGCATCATCAAGGATGAATCGACGCCGTGGGGTGCCGCCGGGGTCCAGGCAGCGTGGCGTGCCGAAGGTGCGGTGATGACGCCGTCCAAGCAGGCCACCAAGGGGGCGCTGGTCCAGCTCCACGAGATCTATGCGTTCGTCGCCGCCAGTGATGAAGTGCTGGCGGATGCGCCGTTGCTGCAGGACCGCCTCACCCGCCGTGCCGCCCAGGCCATCCGCTGGAAGGTGTCTGACGCCATCATGTGGGGCGACGGCGTCGGCAAGCCGCTCGGCTTCATGAACGCCGGCGCCCTGGTGACCCAAGGAAAGGAATCGGCGCAGACCGCCGACACCATCGTCACCAAGAACGTCACCAAGATGCTGAGCCGGATCGTTCCCGGCGGCATCGGCCAGGCATTCTGGCTGGCGACCTCCGAAGCGCTTCCCCAGATCGTCGAGCTCTCGATCGGCACCACGCCGATGTGGACGTCGCCGAATGCCGGCCTGCAGCAGTCCCCCGGCGGCAATCTGCTCGGCCGGCCGATCGTGTTCTCGCAGCATGCCTCGGCGATCGGCGACCTCGGCGACATCGCGCTGATCGACCCCGAGGGCTACTTCCTCGCCACCAAGGCCGGCGGCGGCATCGACTTCGCAGCCTCCATCCATCTGTGGTTCGACTATGCGCTGACCGCGTTCCGCTGGACCTTCCGCGTCGGCGGCCAGCCGCTGCTGTCGGCGCCGATCAGCCCGGCGCGCGGATCCAACACCACCAGCCACTTCGTCACCCTCGAGGCGCGGTGAGTCCCGCGCGCACCGGAGAATTGAGCGATGACCCCGTCCACCTCTCCCGCCGATCGCGTCGCCATTCTCGGCGCGATCAATCCCGCGTCGCAGGCCGCGGGAACCGTTTCCACCGGCTGGTTTCCCGCCAAGCTGTGGGGATCGTTTCTTGCCATCGTCCAGGCCGGCGCCCTGGGCGCGAATGCCACCGTCGATGCAAAGCTCGAGCAGGCCAAGGACGCCGCGGGCGCCTCGGCCAAGGACATCGCCGGCAAGTCCATCACCCAGCTCACCAAGACCGACGCCGACGACAACAAGCAGGCGGAGATCAATCTGCGCCAGGCCGAACTCGACATTGCCAACGGCTTCACCCACGTCCGGCTGTCGATCACGGTGGCGACCGCCGCCTGCCTTGTTGCCGGCCTGGTGATCGGCCTCGACCCGCGCTTCGGTCCGGCATCGGACTACGACGCCGCCTCGGTCGACTCCATCGCCTGACCGGGGGCCGCGATGTCGCTCGCCGTCGTCACGCCGCCATCCGAGCCGGCCGTTTCGTTGGCCGAGGCCAAGGCGCATCTGCGCGTCGATCATGCCGACGATGATGCGTTGATCGAGTCCTTGGTGGCGGCGGCGAGCGATCTGGTCGAAGCCTATACGCAACGGCGTTTGCTGACCCAGGCGCTCGACTGGACGGTGCCGGCGTTTCGGCCGGTGCTGGTGACGCCGCTAGCGCCGGTCACCGCGGATGGCGTGGTGTCGATCAAATATCGCGATGCCGGTGGTGCACAGCGCACCCTTGATCCCTCGGCCTATATCGTGCGCTGCGGCGCTGGCGAGCATGGGCCGGCGGTGATCCGCCCGGCTGCGGCAACTACTTGGCCGGCGCCGGATTACAACACGGCCGATCCGGTGGTGCTGCGCTTCACCGTCGGCTTTGGGGCTGCTGCCGACGTGCCGGCACCGATCAAGGCGGCGATCCTGCTGGTGGCCGGCGCGCTCTACGCCAACCGCGAGGCCGTGGTGCCGGGCACCTCAAGCCCGCTTTCGCTCGACACCGCGCCGGCGGTTACCGCCCTGCTCATCCCCTATCTCTGGGAGCCCTGACCATGCCCGTTTCCGCTTCGCTCTACGCCGGCGTCAAGGCGGTCGAATCCGGCGCCGCCGACCTCGGCACGCCGAGCATCACCCACGACACCGGCTCCAAGCAGATCGACTGGACCAACGGCACGCTCGCCGATCAGGCCGACAGGATCTGGTCGGACGTGTTCTCGATCCCGGCCTCCGGCAACACCGACCTCGATCTCGCCGGCGCGCTGACCGGCGCGCTTGGCGGCACGGTCACCTTCGCCAAGATCAAGGCGATCTACCTCGAAGCCGATCGCGCCAACGCCAACAACATCGTGGTGGGCGCCGCCGCCTCGAACCCGTTCCTCGGCCCGTTCGGCGCCGCGACCCACACCCTCGCGGTGCCGCCCGGCGGCCGGGTGATGCTGACCGCGCCGGTGGGCGGCTGGGCGGTCACCGCCGGCACCGGCGATCTGCTGCGGCTGGCCAATTCCGGGGCCGGCACTGCCGTCAACGGCAAGATCGTGCTGATCGGTACCTCGGCGTGACGCCGATGCAATGCAGGATATGGCGATCAGGTATCTTCACCTTCGACCTCCGAAAGCTCATCGGCATTATCGGATGAGCGGGGAAACTTGGCGACGCGATGCTCCTTTCTAGCTCGCGCGTAGCACGGCGCCCATCTGTCGACGTTCTTTAGCTCGACCGGAATTTCATTTCTGAATGGCCCCATGTTTCCCTCGAAAGGGATCGTGTAGATATGCGCTCGTTCGAAGAATTCATCGCCTTCCTCGTCGACGTCGAGAATGTGCTCGTACGGCAGTACGAGGCGCGTCTCGAACCAAGCCCTGTTTCGTTCCGGTAACGCATTCCAAATCGCCATTGCTTCCTGGCGAGCCGCTTCATCGCTCTCGCGATCCTTCCACGGGTCCTCGTGTTTTTCCACGGGACCGTCGTCCATCGTCTCGGCGAAATCCCAGTGCTCGCCATCATCGTCGATGAAGGCGAAGCGTCGGCGGAAAACGAAGTGAACACCATCATGAAAGCATCCAACCACGCGGAGCGGCTTCCAGCGACCACGGCCAATCAGCGGAAGATTTCGGTCTGGGTCTTTGTAGGGGTACCGATGATCTGTGGGATCGCGCACTAGCGCCGCCATCCACGGTGTCAGGTGACGCTTGCATTTTCTCTTCATGGCGAGACGTGCTCGCACCTCCGTCTTCAGCGTGCGACGTCGCACCAGAAGCGAAACGCCGAAATACGCGAATAGGAGATGATCGTTTTTGGGCTGAAAAAGCTGATCTTCGATTTCGGCCTTTCCCCATAGATGCGTCTCGTAGAAACCCATTGCACGAGCCTTATATCGGAACTCATCACGTGCTTTCTTCGAGAAATCACACGCCGCCGCGAGAATTACGCCGTGAATTTCGGCGCGTTCACCGGCTGGAATATCTTCGAGATACCCAACCAGCTTTGTCGGTCCGATGACCTTTTCGCGCTTACATTGAATAAGCCACAGCCGATCCGGCGAGCTTGGCTCTGCCTCTTCTTGGTCGGCATCTTCTCCGGCTTCCACGGAAGGTTGCGGGCCAACGATTTCGAATCCTCTAGCGTCGAAGCCATCATCGCTACCGGCTCTGCCTGTAGCTTCAAGCATGCGCCAGGGCCGGAAGTCGTAGAGGAGCTGCCGCACGAGGTCTTCGAACCTGCGCGGTTCAAGGTCTTCAAGGTGAAGTTGACCAAGCGTCTTCGAGGTAATGGGTGGCATACGACTCGGCTCGCCTTCAGCTACCAGAGTATACGGAGGCCGCTGAGAAGCGCGAGGCGCCCGTGGGCGCCTGCCTCGGACACCCCTACGCCTCAGCGGCAGGTGTGGGTGCGTAGTCGCCTATCATTTGACTGCTGATCATAGGGCCATTCGCTTGCTGCGCTCGGACGCACACAGCTCCATTCGGGGGTCGCTCACCGAGGCGTCGAGTGATCTCAGCGATCCACATCGTCTTTGAACCTGAACGCCAATGCCGTGGGTCAGATTTGCGGCCCCGTTCGACTGGCATCCGCCGGAGGCGCGCCGGCACACCGTGCTGGCGTTCCAGGCCGGTGACGTCTGCCTCGTCCGCCGCCGCTGCTTCACGGACGCGCTGACCGCCGGCACCGCACGCCCGGCCACCTCTGAGGAGATCGCTGATGCTCGCCGCAGGATCGCTGCGTGACCGGCTGCGCTTCGAGCGGCGCCAGCCCGCCGACGACGGCTTCGGCAATGTCGCGGGCGATTGGGTCGCACGGTGCACCGCGTTCGCAGCCCGCAAGGCGCTGCGCGGCGGCGAGGCGGTGATGGGACAACGCCTCGCCGGCAGGCAGCCGATCGTGTTCACGGTGCGCGCCTCGTCCGAGACGCGCGAGATCGCGCCGGACTGGCGCGCTGTCGATGTCCGCACCGGCACGGTCTACGCCGTGCGGTCGGTGGTCGACCCGGACGGACGCGGCGAGCGTCTCGACATCCTGTGCGAGGGGGGCGTGGCACCGTGACCGACAATCGTCAGGTGGTGACAAGGCTGATGTCCCGCGTGCTGGCCAAGGCGCGGCCGGCGGCGATGTCCGAGCTGGAGCACCAAGCCGACGCGCTGGTGGCGGAGATGCGGGCCAAGGTGGCGAAGGGCGAGACCGGCCACCTCGCGGCCTCCATCCGACGCGAGCCCGGACCGCGGCCGAATTCGGTGCGGGTGCGCGCCGGCGGCACGCTGACCCGCAAGCCGATCAAGGGCGACAGCATCTTCGGCGCCTTTGTCGCCGGGTTGAAGGCGGGCCTCAAGGGCCAGGAGCCCTATTACGACTACGCCCGGGCGATCGAGTTCGGCATCCAGGGTGTTCCGCCGCAGCCGTTCTTCTTTGCCACCTATCGCAAGCGCAAGCGGGCGATCCGCAAGGCGGTGAAGGACGCCATGAAGCGCGCGGTGGAGACGGCATGAGCGCGGCCTTGGCGCTGCAGGGCGCGGTGGTTGCGGCGCTCAAGGCCGATGCGGCGATCGCCGAGCTGGTGGGCGCTCGCATTTATGACGCGGTGCCGGCCGAGGCAGCCTTTCCCTATCTGGTGGTCGATGGCTGGGATGCGCTGCCCGATCCTGCCGATGCCTATGACGGCGTCGATATCGCCTTTGTCGTGCATGCGTGGTCGCGCGCCGTCGGGTTTCCGGAAACCCATCGCCTCGCCGCTGCGGTCGAAGGCGCTCTCTTCGAGGACGCTCTGTCCCCAGCACTCGCTGCGGCCGGCTTGAGGCTGGTTGAGATCCGGGTGGAGCGCACGCACGCGCTGCGCGACCCGGACGGACACACCCGGCACGGGGTCGTCTCGTTCGAGGCGATGCTCGAGCCCATCTGAGGAGACGACACAATGGCCAACAAAGTCCGCGCCACCGCGGTGTTCAGCCTCACGCTGGAGGTCGACGCCGAGTCCATCTGGGAGCCGACCTGCACGGTCGGCCAGATCCAGGACCAGGCCCTGGTGGAGGCGGCCGGGAAGATCCAGCAGCTGCCGAACCTGATCCCCGGCCTGCGGATGACCGGAGAGCCTACCCTCAGCGCCGTGGTCTGCCACACCCGCCCGAGCGAGGCGTGACATGGCCAAACCGACCACGGCAGCCGCCACCAAGCTGATCATCCTGCTCGGCAATGGGGCGAGCCCGGAAGTGTTCGCCGCGCCGTGCGGGCTGGTGTCGAAGGGCATCTCGTTCGCCGCCGCTTCGGGCGAGACCACGGTGCCGGATTGCGACAATCCGGATGCGCCGGCCTGGGTGGAACGGGTGGTGCAGTCGCTCTCGGCGACGGTCACCGGCGAAGGCGTGCTGGCCTTCGAAAGCCTCGAGATCTGGAATGCCTGGTTCTTCTCCGGCCTCGCCAAGACCTGCCGCATCAAGCTCGACCTGCCGGGCGCCGTGGGCGGCGGCTATTTCTTCGCGCCGTTCATCCTGTCGCAGTTCCAGATCAACGGCCAGAACGGCCAGAAGGTGCAGGTGTCTGTGCAGCTGCAGAATGACGGCCAAGTGCAATGGGTGGATGCGGCATGAGCGCGGACGGATCGGTGAAGCTGACGTGGCCGGATGGCGAGCGCACCTTCCGCCTCGCCATCGGCCAGCTGCGCGAGCTGCAGGAGCGGACCGGCGTCGGCCCGCATGCGCTGTCGCGACGCATCGTGTCGGGCGACTGGTTCGTCGACGACCTGGTCGAGACCATCCGGCTTGGCGCCATCGGCGGCGGCGCCAGCCCCACGGAGGCGCTCAAGCTGGTGCGGACCTATGTCGAGGCCCGGCCGCTGACGGAGGCCGTCCTGCCGGCGGCGGCGATCCTGGCCGCGGCGCTGGTCGGCGTTGCCGACGATCCGGTCGGCCGCCGCGAAAACCCTACGACGCCGGCCGCCGGGATGCCGGCGACCGGCTGATCTTCTCGACGCTCTATGGCACCGGCGCGGCGCTGGGCTTCGCCCCGGCCGTGGTCGATGCCATGTCGCTCTGGCAGTTCGCGGCCTGCATCGACGGCTGGAACCGCGCCAATGGCGCCGAGGTGCCGCCGGAGCCGCTCTCACCGGGCGAGTTCGACGACCTGCTCGCCCGCCACGCCGACTTCGTGACCCATACGGTGCACTGATGTCTTCCGACTCTGCCGCGCTGGTTGCGGATCTGCGCGCCCGCCTCGACCTATTCGAGCGCGACATGCGCCGGGCCGGCGACATCGTCGACGACCGGGTGCGCGGCATCGAACGCCGGTTCGAGACGCTGAACGTGACGGCGGCCGGCTTCGTGAAGGGCCTGCTGGCGGCCTTCACGGTCGATCAGCTGGTCGCCTTCAAGAACGAGCTGGTCGAGATCGGCCGGGTCGCCAAGGAGTTCGGCGAGAAGCCGGCGCTGATCTCCGGCATTGCCTCGGCGCTGAATTCGACCGGTGCGAGCACGCAGGAGGCGCTCAAGGGCCTCCAATCGCTGGGCGAACGGCTCAATCAGGCGCGGCGGCAGGAGAACGACCTGTCGCGGCTGCTGGAGGCGAACAACATCGCCTACAAGACCCGCACCGGCGAGGCGTTGAGCCTGAACGACGCCCTGGCCATCGCGGCGCGGCTGATCGCCAATGCCGGCAGCGAGTTCGACAAGATCGAGATCGCCAGGATGCTCGGCCTGTCGAAAGAGTGGATCGAGCTGCTGGAAAAGGGGCCGGAGACGGTCCTGAAGATGGTGTCCGCCGCCGAACAGGCCGGCGGTGCGATCGATGATGAGCTGGTCAAGCGGGCCGAGGAATTCGACCGGGTCTGGAGCGAGACCTGGAACAGCTTCGTCCTCCAAGCCAAGGCGGCGTTCATCGCCGTCGACAAGGCGCGGGCCGAGCGCGAGGCCGGCGGCAAGAGCTTCGCGAGCGGGACGTCGCTCGACCCCAACAAGGGCCGACCGGCGGATCTGGGCGTCACCATCATCGGACCTGACGGGACAGAGTCCTGGTACCCGACCGCGAATCCACCGGCCCCCCGAGAGCCGGCCGGCACTGCCCCTGCGCCGCAGCCGCGCTCCTCATCGACGTCGCCGACCATCATCCCGGGAAAGGGCGGCCACAAGGCGTCCGGCTACGGTGCCGACGCCAGCGCACTCGATGCCCTCATCGAGCGGCTGCAGAAGAAGATCGCGGTGCAGGACGCCGAGGCGGCGAGCCTCGGCAGGTCGAGCTATGAGCAGGCCAAGGCGCGGGCCGAGGCCGAGCTCTATGATGCGGTGAAGCGCGATGAGATCGCCATCACCGACGAGGTGCGGGCGAAAATCGAGGCCCAGGCCACCGCCTATGCCGCGTCGGTCGAGCGTCTGAAGGAGACGAAGCGCGCCATCGAGGCGGTGCATGATGCGGCGCAGGGAATGGGCGGCGCCTTCGCGACGGCGATCGACGGGCTGGTGGTCCAGGGCGAGAAACTGGACCAAGTTCTGAACAACCTCCTCAAGTCTCTGTCCTCGGACATCCTGCGCTCGCTGCTGACCGGACAGGGCAGCTTCGGCGGGCTGTTCGGCACTGCGGGCCAGAACGGGCAGGCCGGCGGAATCCTCGGCCAGCTGCTCTCCGGTCTGTTCGGCGGCGCCCGGGCCGGCGGCGGGGATGTATCGCCGGGGAAAGCCTGGCTGATCGGCGAGCGCGGGCCGGAACTGTTCGTGCCTCGCGTCGCCGGGACCGTGGTGCCCAACGCTGCCCTGCGCGGCGGCGGCGGCACGGTGGTCCGCATCCAGAACTATGCGACGCAGGATGTCAGCGAGACCCGCAGCACCGGCTCGGACGGAACCGAGATGATCGACATCGCGATCGGCCGCTCGCTCGCGTCCGGCCGGCAGGATGGCGCGCTCGGCGCCCGCTACGGGGCCCGGCCGCGCACGGTGAGGCGCTGACCGTGGCCGCAAGCTGGCCGCCGACGGTGCCGCAGAGCGCGGTGCTGGAGAGCTATGTCCATGTGCCGGTGCGCAATGTCGAACGGTTCGAGCCGGATTCCGGCCCGCCGATCGAGCGGCGCACCGCCAGCGTGGCGTGCGCCAGCCTGTCGTTCGACACGATGATGACGACGGGACAGCTCGCCGACCTGCGCCGGTTCTACCTCTCGACGCTCCAGGACGGCGTGCTGCCGTTCGACCGCGTCGACCCGGTCGGCGGCGAGACGATCCGCTGCAAGTTCGCCGACGTCTATGCGCCGCGCCGTGTCGCGCCCGACCGGTGGCGGGTCGGCCTGTCATTCCTGGTGCTGCCCTGATGGCGCGCCCGATCCCGCCCTGGCACCGCATCGCCCTCGACGCCTCGGCGTCGGGCGACGTGGTGCTGATGTTTGCCGAGATCACCGCCCGCGCGCTGCTGACGCCGATCCGGGTGGTGAGCGAAGGGCCGGGCGGGGTGTCGACCGCGGGCGGCACCACGATCGGCTATCGGCTGGGCGGCGTGAACCATGTCGGCGTGCCCTACCGCGTCGATCTGCTGACCGACGATGAGTCCGCGCCGCGGGCGACGATCGTGGTGCCGAACATCGACCGGCGGATCGGCACCGCCGCGCTGCTGACAACCGAGGCGCCGCGGCTCGATCTGCGGATGGCGCTGCTGTCCGACTGGGCGCTCGCCGTCGACGCCGACAATGCCCGCTCGCCGATCGCCACGCCGACGGTGCTGTGGCAGGGGCTTCATCTGTCGCTGCGCAATGTGCGCGGCTCGGCCGTGCAGATCGAAGCCGACATCTCGGGGCTCGACCTCACCTCCGAGCCGTGGCCGGCGATCCGCACCACGCCGGACCGGACCCCGGCGCTGTACCGATGATCGGCCCGCCGAGTCTTGGCCCGCCATCTTGGGCAGCGGCGTGGGTCGGCACGCCCTATCGCGACATCGGCTTCGACCGGCGGGGCTGCCATTGCTGGGGGCTGGTGGTGGCAATCTATGCCGAGCGGCTTGGGATCGACCTGCCGCACTACGCCGAGCTGACGGCGCGCGACCTGCGGGCCGCGGCGCGCGCCTTCGCGGCCGGCCGCGTCGCCGCCCCCTGGCGGTCCGTCGAAGTGCCCGACGATCTCGACGTGGTGGTGATGACCGCGCGCGTGCGGGGTGACGGCCGTTGGCATTGGATCGACGGCCATGTCGGCGTGATGGTCGGGCGGCGCCATGTGCTGCACGTCGAGATCGACACCGCCGCGGTGTGCGTGCCGCTCGCGACGTTGCGGCCGCGGGTGGTTGGCTTCCATCGATACGAGACCAGATGACCACATCCGTTCCCATTCTCTGGCGTGAAGGCTGCGAGCCCTTCGCCGGCCGGCCGCGGCTGCGGCGCCTGCCGGTGATCGACCGCGCGCCGACGGTGGCGGAGATCGTCGCCGGCATCGAGGATCTGCCGCCGTGGTTCTGGTCGTCAGGAATCGTCTGCATCGACGGGCGCGCCGTGCCGCGCGAGATGTGGGCGTTCGTGCGGCCGCAGCCGAGCCGAGACGGGCGCGAGATCGTGGTGTCGCTGCACACGCCGGTGCAGGGCGGCGGCGGTGGTGGCGGTGGCGGCAAGAGCCCGTGGTCGACGGTCGCGATGATCGCCATCGTCGCCGCGACGCTGTGGGTCGGCGGCGGCGGGCTCGCCGGCACGCTGGGCGGGGCCTTCGCCGCCGGCAAGATCGGCGCCGTGATTGGTGCCGCCTCGATCTCGATCGCCGGGCAGCTGGCGGTGGCGGCGCTGACGCCGACGCCGTCATTCGACGACACCAAGGCGAGCGCGGCCGAGGCCGACACCGCAAAATCCGCCTCGCTCTCCGGCAACGTGCTGCGCCCGGGCGGCGCCGTGCCGCGGGTGATCGGCACCAGCCTGGTCTATCCGCCACTGGCGGCGCAGGTGCTCACCGAGATCGTCGAGGATGATGAGCAGGTCGAGGCGGTGTTCGTGCTGGCGGGCCCGCACACCATCTCCGATGTGCTGGTCGACGGCACGCCGGCCTCGCAGCTCGACAATGTGGCGGTCGAGATCCATGAGGGGTTCGGCTCCGCCGCCCGCATGTCGCTGCTCGAACGCTACGCCGCGACCGCGCAGCCAAACATCACGCTGCGCGGCCACAGCACCGACGACGTCAACTCGGAGGTGCTCGCCGATCAGGCCAATCCGGGCGCCTGCGTGCCGGTCTGGACCAGCCACCTCTGCACGGGCGGTCCGGATGAGATCTGGCTCGATCTCTCCTGGCAGCAGGGCCTGTTCCGCACCACCGACCCCAACGAGTCGATCTTCCTGCCGGTGCGGGTGCGCATGCGCCCGCGCGGCGGCAGCGATGCCGACTGGCGCAATCTGCCGGAGCTGCACTTCCACTCCAACCGCCCCAACACCTATCGCAAGTCGATCCGCATCGTCTGGGGCAGGGCGCCGGAGAGCCCGACGCCGAAGACGGCCCGGGCGCCGTTCCGCGCCTACACCACCGTGCCGGCGCAGGGCGTGACAGGAACCACCGGGGGATGGACGGCCAGCAGCCACTTCCATTCCGGCTCCGGGGCGACCTATCTCCATTCCGCCAACGTCGCCACCACCGGCGTGCGGAATGTCGACCTCCACCGCGACAAGGCGGTGCTCCACGTTGGCGGAACCGAGTTTCCGGAAGGCGTGGACTGGGAGGTGCAGATCATTGCCGGGCATCCGGTGCGCTCGACCTACTTCACAGTGCCAACCTACGTCTATTCGAGCGCGGTCTATGACTTCTTCGGCTACAGATATTCGGAGTCGCAGTATGTCATCCTGTCGGTTCTGAACTCGTTCCAGTGGCTTCCGACGCTCAACCGCGTTGCCCGGGTGTGGCGCGATCCGCTGGTGCCCGGCGGCGACTTCGCAGTGATCCAGCTTCGCGCCCGCGGCCAGACCATCTCGCGCGTCGGCGCCGTCGCCGCCGGCTATGTGCGGGATTGGGACGCGACAAGCCGGACGTGGTCGAACTGGATCACCACCTCGAACCCGGCCCCGCACTATCGCGACGTGCTGGCCGGCGATCTCGCCGCCCGGCGGGTGCCCGAGGCGATCATCGATGACGACGTGCTGGTGGACTGGCGCCAGCACTGCATCGACAACAGCTACGCGGTCTCGGCAGTGGTCGAGGGGCGCGCATCCCCCGACGTGCTGTCGCTGATCGCGGCGGCCGGCTACGCCCGTCCACGCCAGTCCGAGACCTGGGGCGTGATCGTCGACCATGACCGCTCGGCCGAAAGTCCCGTGCAGCACTTCTCGGCCCGCACCACGCGCGGGCTCACCTTCGAGAAGGCGTTCGCAGCGCTGCCGGACGGCCTGCGTGTCCGCTATCGCGACGAGACGGCGGACTATGGCGAGACCGAAACGATCGTCATGGCGCCATGGGCGGCGGGCGCCAGCAGCCTGCTGCTGGAAGACATCTCCTATGACGGCCTCAGTGCCGAGGCCTCCGCCCGCGCACGCGCGGCATTCGACCTGGCGCAGATGCTGCACCGCATGACCTTCTATGCGTTCGACGCCCCGGTCTCGGCGCTGGTGTGCCGGCGCGGCGACCTGGTCGGCGTCACCAGCGACGTGCTCGACCGCCAGACTGGCGGCGCCCGCATCAAGTCGATCATCCGTGACGGAGGCGACGTCATCGCCCTGACGCTCGACGGCACCGTGCCGACGCCGCGCGAGGACGCGTGGACCGACATCGACGCGGTGTGGTCCGACTATGACGAGGTCTGGGAGGCGCCGCGGCATGGGCTCGCCATCACTTTGACCGACGGAACCTCCGTCGTCGTCGAGGTGACGGCGCCGGACGGGGCGGAGGAGAGCGCGACGCTGGCGCTGGTCGATCCGCTGTCCGATCCCGGCACGGTGGCGACGCCCACCGGCCCGCAGGCGCGGCTGGCGCCCGACTGCCACGTGGTGGCCGGGCCGCTCGGCGCCGAGACGCGGCGGATGATCGTGCACACCATCATGCCGAAATCCGCCACCGAATTCTCATTGCGCCTCGTCGATGAGGCGCCGCAGCTGTGGGCCTGACGATGACCGAACCTATTCGCGGCGTGCCATGCAGGGATAACGGCTTGGCCGGGCGCACGCCCGCGCCCGGGTGGCAGAACCAGGTCAATGCCGAGATCGTGGCGCTGTGGGACCGGACGCCGCAGGCGCTGACGGTCACCGCGGGCACCAATGACCTGGTGTGCTCGATCGACGTCGCACCCCCGGCGCTGTTGACCGGCATGACCTTCCTGCTGACGCCGCTCGCCGACAATACCGGGGCGATGACGGTGGCGATCGGCGGGCTCGCCGCGGTGGCGCTGTGTGACGCCGGCGGCGACGCCTTCACCGGCGGCGAGATGGCGGCCGGGCGCGCCGAGCTGGTGACGTTCGACGGCACACGGCTGCGCAAGCTGACCGGCGGCGCCGGCGCCGAGAACGGCGGCAAGCTGCTGGCGATCTGGGTCGACCGCAAGACGCTCAACACCAGTGGCGGAACGTTCACGGCCGGCGCGCAGCAGACCCGTGCGCTGACCTATGAGGACTTCAACGATCTGCCCGGCGCCTCGCTCAACACGGCGACAGGCCGGTTCACGCTGCCGGCCGGCAGCTACACCGTGAAGTGGCGAGCGCCTGCCTACGCGGTCAACCGGCACAAGTCGTCGCTCTACAATTACACCAACTCGACGACCGTGAAGGAAGGCAGCTCGGGCTATTGTCCGTCCGGCGCAAGCCTGGATGTGTCGCAAGGGACGGCGGCGATCGACATTGTTGCATCCAAGGAATTCGAGATCCGGCACATCTGCCAGACGTCGCAGGCAACCACCGGGCTCGGCGTTGCGACCAATCTCGGCAGCTATGAGTACTACACGGTGGTTGAAATCTATTCGCGCTGATCGGATGGAAGCCCGAAATCCCGACAGTGCCCCGTCGGTTGCAGCCCTTGCCGCGCCGACGACCTGATCGTTCCCGCATTCAAACATCAAGGTGACGACCATGCCCTACGACAAGGGACGAGACCCGTTTGCGCAGTGGGCGAGCGCTCGCTCGGCGCCAGCGCTGCGGCTGGTCGACATCACGCCGACAGATGCCGAGTTGCCGATCTATCCGAAGGCGCTGCGCATCGTGGTGGGCACCGATGTCGCGCTGACCAACGGCTTCGCCACCGTGCGGGTGGTGCCGATCAGCGAGGACTCCGACACCGCCACCGTCGACCTCAAGGTGCCGCAAGGCCTCACCATCGAGCCGACCGGCGTGCGGCGGGTGCTCGCCACCGGCACCACGGCCGGCGTGGTGGTGCAGGGCTATGTGACCTGAGCGGGATCGCCATGCTTGGCATTGGATTCGATCTGCCGACGCTCGCCCGGCGCCGCAGCGGCGGTCGCTGGTATCGCCCCGACGACGTGCTGCGCATCCTGCCCGGCTCCAACCGCGCCATGGTGCGGCTGTCGTCGGGCGTCGTCGTCGAGGGCACGATCGAGACGCTGATCGCGCTCGGCTATCTCACCTATGCCCGCACCGGCTCGGGGTGGGCCATCGACAAGGCTGGCGTGTGGCGCGAGTTCACCAGCAACGCACCGCGCATCACCGATGCCGGCATGACGATCGAGCCGGCGGCGACGAACCTCGTAACCAACAGCTCGGCTCAAGGGGCCGTTCTTGGCGTCCTGGGAGCCGGCGGCGCCCTGCCAACGGGATGGTTCACCTCCGGTGGCACCGGCCTCACCAAGGAGGTGGTCGGGATCGGTGTCGAGGACGGCATCCCCTATATCGACGTCCGCTTCTGGGGCACCAATGCCGACAATTACGCCACCGTCGTTCCGTCAAACCTGTCTGGGCTGGTCACCGGCACGTCCTATACGTCCTCGATTTTCGTGACCTTGGTGGCCGGTTCCACGGCGTCCTTGACGAGCCGGACATTGAAGACGCGATACAACCTCTCGCCGTCCGGCGCGACGGACATAAACCAGAACCTCACCTTCGCGCCTGGGCGGCTGGTGGACAACCGGCAGTCTGGTGTCGCGGTGACCGCAGGCACCCTCACCGGAACGGGCCAGCTCATCCTCGTCTTCAACAACTCTCCCGGCGCCGCCATCGACCTCACGATCCGTATCGGCTGCCCGCAGGTGGAAGCGGGCCTTGTTGCCTCCTCGCCGATCCTGACCGCCGGCAGTGCCGCCACCCGCGCCGCCGACGATTTCCGCTGCCCGACCTCGGGGCTCTCGCTGCCCACGAGCGGCACACTGGTGGCGGAGATTGTGCCCGCCGCGTCCTTCGACGCCACCTATGCGACGGAAACCGGACTGTTGGTCGTAGACGACGCCGACAATGCGCGGCTTTCTCTGCGTGGTGCGGGTACGGCTAAAGGTCCGCGCTTGGTCGTCGGAGACGGCACAGCACTGGGAGCCGTAAGCCCAACGACGGGTGTTTCAGCTGGTGTCGCCTGTCGCGCTATCGCGGTCTACAGCGACACCAAAACAGGAGACAACCGACTGCATGTGAATGGCGTCAACGCAGGAACGGCAGGCGGCCGGACCTCCACATTCAACGCTCCCACCTCAATCGGCCTCGGGCAGGCCGCGAATGGGGGCGGCTTCCACATGTCCGGCGTCGCGCGTGAATGGGGTATTCGGTCCACCGTGCTCGCGAGCGCAGACGGAACCCTGGAGAGCACGAGGTATGTCGCATGAGCGAGTTCGACACACTTCTCCGCTTCGATACGTTCGATGCGCTGCTGGCGGCCCTGCCGTGCTCAGATGATCCCCGCCCGCCCTGCTGGCGGATTGAGGAGTGGACGACATCTGAGCCGCCGCGGTGCCTCAAATCGTGGACCGTGCTGGCGCCGGTGGCGGTCACCCCGCCGGTGGTCGCGGTGATGGACGACGGATTTCCGGTCTACGCCTATGATCCGGCCGACGTGATCCTCCCTGGCGCCTACGCCGTGGTCACCACCACCGGCATCGACGAGGGCCTGTGGGAGAGCCCCGCCGCCATCGCCATGCGCGACCGTGTCACGGGCGCGGTGATCCGCCAGCGCACCACCAACGCCGTCGATCTGTCGATGTGCATCAGCCCGGTGTGGGCCGGCATGCCGAACGGGTTCGTGCTGCCGGCGATGCCGCCGGCCGGATAGCCCAAGCCACCCGCTGCTGATCTGACGCGCCGCCCTTTCCGGGCGGCTTTTTCATGAGGACATTGCCATGCGCCTCTCCGCCGATGTCGGGGTGCCGCTCGTTCAGGCCTTCGAAAGCTGCCTTGATCCCGTGACCGGTGCGCCCGGCTTCTTCAAGCCCTACCGCTGCCCGGCCGGCGTGCTCACCATCGGCTGGGGCCACACCAACCACCATGCGCCGAAGTTCGCAGCGTCGGCGGTGTGGTCGCAGGAAGACTGCGACCGCGCCTTTGTCGCCGACATGGCGGTGTTCGAGCGGCACGTGGCGGCGCAGATGGGCAGCGCGCTCATCCGCCTGTCGCAGGGCCAGTTCGACGCGCTGGTGTCGTGGTCGTTCAACTGCGGCGGCCCGGAGACGTCTTCGGTTTGGCCGGCAGCGCGCAAGGCGGCGGCGAGCGGCCAGGCCAAGGACGCCGCGGCGGTCGCCGAGCGGCTCGCCCGCTGGAACAAGGCGAACGGCAAGGTGCTGGCCGGCCTGGTCCGGCGCCGCAAGGCCGAGGGGCAGCTGTTCATGGGCGACGCGGCCGGCGCGCTCAAGACGGCCGGCGCGCAGAGCAGGAAACCGCTGCCCATGCCGCAGGTGCTGGACACGCCCACACCGGGCCTGGCGGACGCCGCGAAGCGCTGCCCGATCGGCTCGGCGCTCACCGGCGCCGGCACGGCCGCGGGCACCGGCGCCACGGTGCAGGGGGTGCAGGACAAACCGGCGCCCGTGCCCGAGCCGCCGCCCGACGCCACGCTGCCGCAGCCCAGCCCGCCGCCCGGCTACGCGCCGTTCGGCCCGCCGCCGCAGGCCGGCACGGCTCAGCCTGCAGCGGCTCCGGCCATCCCGCAGCTCGACGGCTGGACGCTCGCCGGCCTCTGCCTCGCCGCCGCGGTGCTGGTCGTCGCCGGCATTCTCATCATCCGCCGCAGGCAACGCCTCCTCGCCCTCGACTGGGCCTGATCGAAAGGAACCGCCTCATGGATCTTCAGCGTCTCGCCAGGAAGCTCATCGACCTCGGGGCGCCCACGATCGGGCGCCTCTTGGCCGACAATGCGGCGGCCATCGCCGGCGACGTCGCCGGCATGATCCCGCTGCCGATCCCGTTCAAGGAGACGGCGATCCGCTACGCGCTGCAGCGCGCCGGTGCGGCGCTTGGCGCCGACATCGCGAGCCCGGCCGAGCTCGAGGCTGCCCTCGACGCGACGCCGCCGGCCGAGGCCGCCGCGAAGCTGGCGCCGATCGAGGCTGGCCTCGCGGCCATGGTGGAGGTCGAGCGCGAGCGCATCCGCGCCGAGGCCGAGGTGGCCCGCGTCCAGGTCGCCGAGGTCAACGCCTCGATCCGCGCCGAGGCGGCGACGCGCGACGGCTGGTGGGGGACGTGGCGCACCATCCTGGCCTACGAGCTGGCACTGGAATGCCCGGCCTGGGCGGCGCTCATGATGTGGGCGATCGTCGCCGGCCGCATCGCCGATCTGGTGGCCGCGGCCAGCCTGCTCAGCGTGTGGTGGGGTGCCCGCTTCGGGATCCTCGGCGTCCATGTCTGGACCGGCAGCCACGAGCGCCAGACCGCCATCACCGGCCAGCCGATCCCCGGCGTGGTCGGGGCGCTGGCCGGCGCCATCAAAGCGAGAAGGTGAGGCGTGCCATGCCCGAGATCTGCCCGACGCCGGGTCGGGCCTGCCCGTTCGACGGCGAGGCGCGCGAGCGAATCGCCGTCCTGGAGGCGGATGCCAAGCACTCCGCCGACACGATGACCCAGATGGCGGCGGACCTCCGCGCCATCCGGGTCGACCTCGATCAGATCAGCCGGCAGTTCATCGCCGCGACCTCCAAGGTGCGGGGCGGCTGGTGGATGCTGATCCAGGTCGGCGCGGTGTTCACCGCGCTCGGCGGGTTCGGGACTTGGCTCGCCGGCCGGCTGATCTCCGGTGGACACTGA